TCAAGAGAGCGAATCGCTACTGACGGCCGACCAGACTATGTGGCGTCGATTCACTATGTACACGATAGTGTAGATGTGATTCTTCACCCCATACCTTTTCGGAATGTTCCAACCCATTTCTCCCAAATGGAAGATGTTGTTGGATCACGAGGTTATAACCCCGTTCGTCATTTTCAGATTCGGTCCAGTGTCTCTGGACTTGTCAACTATACCAATATTGATGGTGCGAGTATCGAGATTATCGATTACCCGCTTCCATTCATTATTGATAATGACACTCTTAACGGCATCGCGCCTCTTGTTTCATCTGCTCTTCTCAATGAATGGTCTATCGAAGCATTTAATGCTTTTCATGACCAAGTTCCTCCACAGGTTCTTCTTCCGAATTTCCTGTATGAACTTCGCGATATCAAGGGTATGATACCCAAGATAGAACGATCCATTGCGAAAACAGCTTCTTCAAACTTTTTAGCATACAATTTCGGGATTGCTCCCTTTATTGGAGATGTTAAAAAGTTGACCGGTTTGGTTGAAAGCGTCAATAAGAGGCTTAATCACCTCCGAAAGACTGCTGGTAAACCAATCCATCTCAAGTTCAAGCGCAAGCTCCCCGATTTGGGGGACTTAGTGTTTGAGCGCGAGTTGGGTAATGGCGCCGAAATCGGCGCTCATTTGGTCTATGAATTAGCTGGGTACCAAGGAGAATTTGTTGCAAGTGCAACTTTAGTCCAAAATTTGGACATTCCCGATGTACCATTGACGCAGCTGAAAGCCCTCGCCTCAGCGGCTGGAGCACTGAATCCTACAGCAGTGGTTTGGGAAGCAATTCCCTATTCCTTTGTTGTGGATTGGTTTTTCCAGGTAGGCCCGCTGATTGATTCAATGAATATTCAGCCCTTTGGGGGTGAATACTCATTAAGCGATGTGGGTTATTCTCTTAATGAGAGTTTCTCCTATCGCGTGTATCAACACTTCTATCCCGAAAGAGGAAATGAAAAGATCTTCTTAGGGACGATTAGTGTGCGAAGGTATAAGAGACGCTTAGGTCTCCCTGTATTCTCTCTGTTTTTAACAGATGGAATACTGTCGCCGAAGCAGCTGATGCTCGCAACGGCGTTGTTAGATCAACGACGCCACTAGCGTACACACTGCACAAGTTGACGGCACCTGTCCCTTTCCAAGGGTTAGGGTTGAGTACCGTCTAATGCGAGGTGCTAGGTGCTAGCAAACGACATAACGCTCGATAAGAAGGATGGAACTGACGTTGTTTATCGTCTGGTCTCATCGAGTCCAGACGGAACACGTCGGTTGGATATTGCTTCGGATCTCGCTTTGCCCCGGTCGCTTGTTATCAAGCATACCGTGACTGGCAAGGCTCCGAGCATTATCGATCGACATCTTGTCCAGTTTAACTGGGCTGTCGCCACCCTAACCGGTGCAGCCACGATCAATACTAATCTTACGATTAGTGTTCCTCGTGACGTTGCTGTGACCAAAGCAATTGTTTACGACGTGATTTCCAATCTCGTCGATCTTTTGCTTGATCAAGCTTCTACCGGGTTGACCACAACGGTCAACATCGATTCGTTGCTTCGAGGTGAGTCGTAATGACTTGACTTCGGAGCACTTTACGGATGTCGTTTCAGTTCCGTAGCTATGCAACCTGGCCTTGGAGGATCCACCAGCAATGGGAATCCTTAATAGCCAAGAGGAGGTTTACCTCCGCCTGCATGCGCTACTTCTGCGTCGTATTCTCCCCGAGCATTCTTCTTTAGGAAGCCTTGCTCTCCGCCGTGATATCCAGACTTTAGAGTCTAGAACCACGAAAGAGGGCCTCGCCTTCTTGACCAAAACTCTCCCATTACTGGGAAAGTCACTTGATCAAGCTTTGGTGAGCGGCAGGTTCACAGCTCCTCACGGTTTTCGAACCGCGAAGGGCCGAAGTACCCCGGCTTTTATGTCGACGTACTTTAACCTGGTCTTCAAAGAAGACGGCTCACTCCTGGAGATGCCTGATGTAGGTGCTATAAAGCACCTGCGTCAGGTATTATATTTCGCGTATAAGTTGGAGCTCCCCTATACGAACCAACAAAAGGCTCGAGTAATCGAATCTTTTGTATCGTCTGATAAGGGTCTCGAACTCAACAATAGTCCTCTGGCTAATGACATAATTGCATTAGCCAAGATTATATGTTGGAAGGTCTTCCATGATTTCGATCATAGAGACATTCATCCGCGTCATGGTCCAGGAGCAGTGGCAACTGGTGAAAAATTGGAGGATAAGTGGACTTTTGCCCGCTTATACGACAACATTCATCAGGTTTTCCCCTATTACGACTATTATGTCGTTGGCGGGGCTCGTGAACTACAGGATCGATTGGAATGGTACCGTTCTTTGGAACGCCTCTCGTATGGCGTTTCAAAGGTCGTTCTCGTTCCCAAAGATTCCCGCGGCCCGCGTCTCATCTCTTGTGAACCACTGGAATACCAGTGGATTCAGCAAGGTCTGGGACGGAAGATGGCGTCTTACTTGGAATGGACTTCGGTCCATACCAGGCATCATGTCAACTTCACGCGCCAAGAAATTAATGCTAGCATCGCTAAGAGTAGCTCTGCTACTCAACGCTACGCTACCATTGATCTCAAAGATGCGTCGGACAGAGTCTCCCTCGAATTGGTCAGAGCTATTTTTCAAAATTGCCCTGATCTTCTTCGAGCGTTAGAGGCTTGTCGGACTCACGCGACCAAGCTACCAGATGGTAGTGTACTGTCCCTTAAGAAGTTCGCCCCAATGGGTTCAGCTTTATGCTTTCCCGTTGAGTCGTTTCTCTTTTGGGCTGTACTGGTCGCTTCTGTGGTTCACGGTAAGAATTTGCCACTGAATGTGGTAGAGAAGCGCATATTTGTCTATGGGGACGATATTATCGTTCCCACAGAATGGTCTGCGCTTTGCATACAGGGTCTTGAAGAGGTTGGCTTAATTGTCAACGCTTCAAAGTCCTGTATCACTGGTTTCTTCCGCGAGAGTTGTGGTACGGACGCCTTTATGGGCGTCAACGTCACTCCTTTTCGTTTGAGTAACCAGTGGACCGGAAGGACTACTGATGGATCTGGTCTTGCTTCCTACTCTGCACTCGCCAATAAAATGGCAGATGCTGGGTATCATGAAGCAAGTGAGGCACTGTGGGTAGAACTTGAGAAGGTCTATGGGAAAATTCCTTTGGGCCTTACTCGTAGTTCTTATCCATGTCGTCTCACCACCTCATACGTGAAGGCGTGCGATTTTAATCGCGCTAACTTCCGTGTGAGATGGAACCGGAATCTCCACCGAACCGAGTTTCTTCTACCTAGCCTTTCATCTAGGCGAATTAGATCTAAACTCGATGGGTGGCTCCGTCTGATGCGTAACGTTGTTACGCCACCATACGGTGATCCATCGGTCGTCGTTGTTGCACGCTCGACGAGAATAAAGCGTGCATGGACGGGGGTGGGCTGACAAGCCCACCACACGTATAAAGGGAG